GGCAGATATCTTCCCAATTTAGGGAAGGGGACGGCGTTACCCCCGGCAGTAACGTGGGTGCGGCACTGAAGGAAGGTGGCGTCGGTTTTCGTCGGCAAGGATACTTCCATGTCCATGCCGTGTTGATTTGCCGCCTCTTGCATGCGCTTGGCCACGAACTGCGGGTTCCTGACTTTGTATTGACGATTCCAATCATTCGTTGGAATCCACAGGAGCGAGTCGTCCCCGTACACCAGGCATCGACACCCTTTGAGCGACAAGGATGCCAACGCACCGAGCATTAAGCACGTTGTGTTGAATGTGTTGCCGATTGTCCCGGCTTCTTCGCCAGAATGACGCTGGCCTTTTATAGCGAACTTCATTCCCAACGATCTTGAGAACACGTTCATATGCATCAACTCAATGCACTCTCTTGCGTACCAGTCTGGTGCGCCCATTTTGCGGTACCAAGTCGCCTCGTACTTACGGAGTTCGGACGGCTGGGTAGCGTCGTTGGACTTAAAGTCACCTTCAATAATAAATCCCTCGCCTTGAGTGGATCTTTCTCGCAATTGCGCTATTTCCTTGTCGTCTTGACCCGACGGGAAATACGCACAGTTTAGTGACGGGTTGTCGGCCACTACGGGATTAGTTTCCGCGAGAATCATTTTGGCCCGTCGCTGCAATTCATTCGTGATCGCTCCCATAACAACAGCGACAGTCGGATTGCCGTTATGGATTAAGCGAGCGGCGGACCCTTCCGGCTTGAGAAGAGTTTCGGCTTTGGCGAAAACTTCGCGATCCTGCATGCCCTGTGCGTATATGTGTTTTCCCAGGGCGTCCCGACATGCTTGCTGCTTGTCGGGGTTCAAGGTGAGCAGCCACGCTTCCACTAGCTGCTCATCTCCGCGTATTTCAGGGAGCACAGGGGTTTGCTTAATCAGCTCCTCGTACCCTAATTTGAAGTAGGCACCCACATGGTCTTGAGGCACTACGTCCAGTCTTTTCTTGATGGCGGACAGGGTGGTGGGAGCGTCATTACGCGTTACGATAACTTCTTGGAGGGAAGATATCGCACCTCGTTGGGCATCTTTGGCTGGTTTCTCTCGCTCAGCCACGAACCCGGATAGGCGTGCGGTTATCTCCGTCAAGGCCACTTCCATCGGATAGGTCGAAGATTTCACAGTGGCTTCGGTGAAATAAACTCCGACCTTCGAATTTGGTTGAAGGCGCTTGGTGACTTTGGGTTTCGTAGAACCCGGATGTTTCTGATTTGAACTATTCTTGCGATTCATGCTATACTATCTTTCTTTC